ATGCTAAATTTTTTCTAAGTTTTGTTTCTGTCTCTTGTATCTCTTTAGCTTGTTCTATTTCATGATCGCTCACTTGACCATCACCATCTAAATCCCAAGCACTTCCATACTTTGATTTGTTTTCAAATTTCTTTGGCATCAATATAACCTCGTTTTTTCAGGTACAGATGTAAGCTTACATATACAAGACATATGACGTTCTTGATCTCCCATACGTTGAATTTGTCCATCAAGCTTATCTCTGAAATAAGTACAATTATTTACATTGGAGAACTTTAAATCTCCAGTAAATGCCAGGGGATTAGTTAGATAGCATACTAAAATAAAACAAGGTTTCATTATATACCCCTCTGCATTTTCCATAGGTATGCTATCAAAACAAAAAACCCTACGATTGTTATAGTTAAAACAGTTATACCAACTACATTTTTTATATGGTCTAACCTCTCGATCTTGGCATGATGAGCTTTAATCCTGTCCTTCCTGATTTGACCTTCGAGAGCCAATAGCTCCTTCCACGTTGCTTCAGAATATTGCATGAGTATTAAGTTTTTTAATTCTTGTCTGTGCTTTTGCATTTTCTTTTTAGCCATCAAAGTTTCAACAGCTACTTTTTCAATGCTCTCACTGCTAAACATTTGTTGCCATAGGGTTGGGTTCTTCGCTCTTTTTTCAAGATGTTCCAGGTCATGAGTATTCTGGATCATACTGGTTACAGCTCCACTCATTTCATTAATATCCTTACCTAGTTGTATTCCTTGCTTTAAATAACTTACGGCTTTCGTTGCACCAGTTAGTAATAATCCTATTGTTGCTGGATCGATAAAAACCTCCTACATAAACATCTGAGTAACAAGAAGCATTGTTATTGAACCCATACCAGCAAGTAACCAATTCTCAATTCTTCTCAGTGAAGTCTTGAGTTCCTGAACTGTTTCTTTCAGGTTATCGATTTCAGTTTTTAGACTTTGCATCGTTGGCTTGCTCATCTTTCTTTACATCCTTCTTTTTTGGTTTAGGCTTTTCCTTTGCCTTCGGTTTTAAATGTGGATTTAAATCATATAAATGTGCCATTTTATTCTCCTTAACTTGGTTTATTTGGAAATGTTGCATTCTCTAAATCACTAGCATTAGTAATATCTCTTAATTGTTGACGATAAGTTCTCCATTTAGAAGCATCTTGATTATTATCAACAAGTGTATTTATTTTATAGTCAGCTTCTTCTAATAAAGGTTGTCTTTCATCTCGAAGCATTTGTTTTAATCTATCATCTTTTGTATCTGTCCAAGCTTTTTCCTTTGCAGTGTTTTCTTTTTTTTCTTCTGTTGTAAGTTCAACAACTTTTAAACCATCATTTCCTATAACTGCTTTATTTGTCATTATTTAACTCCATACAATCTGTAATCAGCACTTGCAATATTTCCACTTCCTAAAAATATAGTCATAAAATTAATTGCACTGTTTGTTTTGTATAATCCAGCGTCCATTCTACGACCATAAATTACTGGAAAATAACTATATATTGATTGATTTAAACGAATATGCTTATAACATGATGTGCTATTTGCATTTAATAAACTAATTTCAAAGTGAGCATTTTCACCAGTGCCAGTTCCTAAACTTGCAAAAGAACTTGTTAATACCATTTGATTTGTTTCATGAGAAATTTGTGGATTAACACTTGTTTGAGCACTTGATCCACTATTATTATAAACTCCATACAACCAATTATTTTGCATATAGTTATTACCAGTATCAGCAGAATTACCAGTGCCTAACCTAAAACTTGCAGTTACATTGTCAGTTGCTGATTTTACATTTAATAAAACTAAACGATAAGAACTAAATTCTGTAGTTAATATTGAACTATTAAAATCTATACTACTAACATTAGAAACAGAACCACTTGATATAAGCAATTCATTAATTGTACCAGTAGCATCAGGTAATGTTATAGTTCTATCTGCAGTAGGCACAGCAGTTTTTAATTCTACATCAAAACTTGTTCCACCTGTAGCGTTCCACTGAATAACTGGGTGATTTGTTTGAGTTGAAAGTAAGTAGAAACCACCCTCACTACTAATTGCAATAGCATTATTTAATGTTCCATTAGATTTAGTTCCAAAATATATCCAACCATTTTCTGTGCCATCTGTAACATCTGCTGTTTTCAACTGAATATTAGCATATTCAGTTTGTTCATTTGCACTATTGTCTGCTAAAAATTTTATATTTGCTTCAGTATTAAAATCTGCTGCATCACTATGGTCATTAGAAATTAAATTTAATATTGGACCACCATCTGCTGTAGATGAAATATTAACAGTGCCACTTTCATTAAGAACTACATCACCAGTTGCATCAGGTAAGGTAATCGTTCTGTCTGCTGTAGGGTCAGTAACAGTCAATATTATTTCATGGTCATTTGCAGTTGCACCCTCAAATCTTATTTGTGCATCTTCACCTATATAAAGAAAAGGTGTGCCACTGTGAGACGTAAAGAATGCAAAATCTGCATCTGCATTACTATTAAGAATATTAAAAAATTTACTATCTACATTTGCTTTTAAATCTAAAGAAGTAGAACCATCATCTCCTGTTTGTTGAAACTGCCAACTTCTATCTGTAGAAAAAACTAAAAGTACATCGCCACTATCTCCACCAGTAACTGTGATACCTTCTGTAGTTGTCAATGCACCAGTAATAGTTGCACCAGTAGATGTGGTTTCAAACTTTTTACTGTTATCATGATAAAGTTCTACTGAGCCATCATTATTTGCAACAATACTTTGCTCACCATATTTACCTTGTATTTTTACATCACCACTCGTATCAGCAATTATTAAATTTCCAGTAGTGTTTATAATATTTGAACCAATACCATCATGATATATTTGTAAATCAGTAGAATTTCCAAATTTAGCTCTGTCATCATCACCAAAAATAGCATCTGTAGTTGTCAATGCACCAGTAATAGTTGCACCAGTAGATGTGGTTTCAAACTTTTTACTGTTATCATGATAAAGTTCTACTGAGCCATTTTGTATAAATACTATACCATTTTCGTTTCTTGCACCATTTTTTATAGCAACAACACTTCCAGCTAACTCTAAATTACCAGTTCCCCCATCTTTTATTACACTATGATTACCATTATGAAATATTTGTAAATCACCATCATTGCCAAATGTAGCTGACATATCATCTGCAAACTCAAGTGCATCATCTGATTTATCAAATACTATATTTCCATTAGCACCAGTAAATGTAACATCATCATCAAATAATGCAGTACCTACAACATTAAATGTGCCATTATCTTTAACTCTTGCTACTTCAGTGCCATCTCTTTGTTGAAAAATTATATCTTTACCATCTTGAAAAGGTTTAATTTTTACATCGCCTGAAGACTCTTGAAACCTCAAAAACTCTGTTCCATCTCTTTCTAATCTAATTTGACCATCACTACTATCCAGCTGTAAAACTCCACCTACATTTAATGTCATAGTTCCAGAATCAGATATAGTGCTACTATTAATAGTGATGTCATCAACTGTTAATGTTGTAAGTGTTCCTACAGATGTAATGTTTGTTTGTGAAGCAGTTTGTATTGTGCCTTCAAGATTAGCAACCAATGTTCCTACTGCATAACCAGTGCCACTTGTATTAACTGTTGTTGTAGGCTCTGCTTGTAATCCTTTAAATAGTTTAAACTTGTCATCGGTAGCATCTCTAAATAAACCAGCATATAAGTCTTGGCTACCAGTTGTGTCATACAATCCATAGAACCCTATATCAACAGCATCTGAACTATTGTTGCCACTTGCTAAAGATATAAGAGGGTCTTCTACGGCAAGGGTAGATGTATTAACAGTCGTTGTTGTTCCACTAACAGTAAAATTACCATCAACATTAACATTACCAGCAAATGTAGCATTGCCACCATTAGCCATATCAAAAACCAAAGCTTGAACTGTCGAACCATTATCACCTAAAATATTTAAAAAACTTTTTGTACTTGGAGCTTTTATATTGACGCTTGTATCATTCCCTTTAATTTCTAAAAACTTACCTTCTGACCCTTCATGTAATTCTATGCCACCATTAACAAGTTTTAGAAAGTCACTACTATCTCTAGCAAGTTTTAAGTTACTATTTGTAATAGTATGAATATTTGTTTGCGATGTGTTTAATGAAACCTCTCCACTAGAAAGAGTAAAAAAATTACTATTGAATGAAGCAATACCTTTATTAGAAGTCGTAGCATCTTCACCAGCAATAGTTACAGTACTGCCAGTAGCACTAGTGTCTATACCTTCACCACCAGTTATTGTAAATGTTTCACCCAGGGTATTCGTAGCACTACCACTATCTGAGGATAAGGTAATGTCATTAGCAGTAACTGCACCACTAGAAACTGTAAAGTTTGTAGAGTTAAAACTTGCAATACCTTTGTTAGAGCTAGATGCATCTTCACCAGCTATTGTTATTGTATTTGATGTTCCTGAAGTATCTATGCCTTCACCACCAGCGATAGTCAAAGTCTCAGACGCATGGTCAATATTTATTGCACCACTATCACTTCCTACATCCAAAGATAGACTTGTAAACATTTCAGGGTTACCAGTTGTAGAATTAAATCCTAATAACTTTCCTAATCGATCAGCCTTCACTGGTAAGGTCATGTCAGCACCACTAATAACATCATGATCAGCTTGTCGTAATGATCGATCTAATTCTTCATTAGTCTGCTGGTGAATAAACATATTGGTATCAAAATCAGATTCCAGGGAAGCTGAAGTAAGCTGACCACCTGAAGTGTAAACTGATGTCCTGGTCAATGGTATCTTGCCTAATAATGTTATAACTTGAGATGAAGTAGGGAAGTTACCACTTGTAAAAGAAACTGAACCACCACCAGTAGAAGCATTGAGTGTTACTGTGTAATGTGTTGTTAAAGTTTTCTCAGTACTATCTACTAATACTTTGATTTCATCAGTGGCATTTATTTGAAATGTAAATGCAAAAGGACCAGCAGTACCATTACCATTAAACTGTACTCTTCTCGTTTGTGCTGTTACATCATATGTTGCCATTGTAGATTACCTCTCTAGTTTTTATACACTATTCATTTGCACTTGTTAATATTTTTAGTCTGTCATCTGTTTTTAACATTATGTCCATAGCACTATCTCTTGCGTCTTTTAAAATCCCATTAAGCATATTATATTTTTCTTCGTCATCTACTTCTATTTTGTATTCATTAGAATTTATCATTTCATTTAAAGCTGGTAGCAAAGCCTGAGATGCATTGTATCCAGGATCGCCTACTGTTAAACTATACTTTGAATTTATTCTATTTGAATTGTTAACAAGTGTTACATATCTATTGAATTGTTTGTCAGACAATTCTACACCATTATATTTTTTTCTATGTGGACCAAAAACATAACCTCTTTCTGATAATCTAATAAGTTCTTTATCTAGATTTGTGTAACCACCTTGCATAATTTTAAATGGACTTACATATTCATACAATTTACCACTGCCTTGTTCTTTAATGTTACCCCAAAAATCTAATCCTGGTTCAAGCTGATTACTAAATTTTGGATTACCTGACTTTGCTTTATTCAATGCCCTATAATAACCCTTCATTACTTCAGGGAAATAAAAGTCATTAGCATCATCTATTTGTTCTTTTGTTAACATAGTGTTGCTTGATTCAGGGTTGCCTACTCTTTCAAGTGTCCTGGTAAATGAACTTGCTCCTGGTAGCTCCATGCTCTCAGGTAGATAAGTATTTATTTCATTAGTTACAGTCATGCCTACATTTGTGCCAAGCTCTCCTAGTGTTTTTTGTAATCTTGTAAAAAATTGATCTTTGTCACCATAGGGATTACCAGCCATTCTAAATATGTCAGATACACCTTGAAGAAAGGGGAGGTTCATTGCATATTCTGCTATAGCAAGAGAACCAGCTTTAGCTAAATTCATCAACACGCCCATATCGTCTTCTTGTTTTGCATAGTAAGCATAGTCAGATGCCATAGCCAGTATGCCTGACAATGGATCAAGTCTACTAAATGTAATGTATTTATATTCACCATTATCTTGTTTTACACCAATTGAATATTGAGGAACTTTAGCAGATGTCATATATCTTCTAGCTTTGTAGTTTGTAGGACCTGAACCAGTAACGACAATATCATCTCCATAATCACCATTTGCCAAATAAACCATACCAGCAAATAATGAATTCCCCAAAACAAGTTTTGATAATGCTTTATCAAATTCTCTTCCTGAGATTGGACCAGCACCAAACATATCAATGCCTTGCAAGTTATCAGGTAAATTTTGTTTAAGAGCTTTATATATTGGTGAATAATTAAATGTTCTATCAAAAACTTCTTTTACAATGTTTGTGGGTGTTTTAGAAAAAGGCACAATTATTTTCATTCCAGGAAGGTTAGCTGTATTTACTAATGTTGCCCATGCTCCTTTTGGATCATCAGTAAAGGTCATGACTTTAGCTTCACTAGCCATAATTTCTGCTACGTCTGCTGGTGGTTCAAGAATTATTTCTGTATATTTTTTTTCAGCCATACGTTTTGCTGTTTCTTTATCTACACCACCTCGTATTGCTTCTTCGTAAGTTATCATTTTTCTTCTATATGCTTCACGATAAAGAACTTTTCTTTTTGATATCACTTTGAAAAACTCATCTTCTGAAGCTAAAAATCTTCCTGGTAATCTTGTAACAACTCCAAGCATATTTACAGCCATAGGTAAGTAATCACCTTTGTTCCCCATCTCCATGATATGTGCTAAATTATCTGTGCTACCTATAGAAGTTTTTCTTTTCAAATCAATTTTAGTTGCAAAGTCTCCAGGCTGACCAGTTGCAAACAAAGTAGTACCCATAGATTTTACAGCATCAAACAAAGCCATTCTAGCTCCGTAAGCTTCTGCTGACATTTCACCCATGTAAACTCTATCTCCAACTTGTCCAGTTCTTCCACCCATCGTTCTTGCTGTTCCTATCAAACCAGCTATACCAGTTTCTAATGTTGATGAAATCTGAAACATTGCATTACCAGCCATGTTTACTATGTGTGTTACTGGTGAGCTAAGAAGGGCATTTATGTATATCTCCATAGCTATATCATAACCTCTGAGCCAAGGATTTCTTTTTGTGTATTCTGCTTTTCCAGTTTTAGGTAAACTTAAAAATGCTTGTGCATGATAATCTATAAGACCTTCATCTAAATCTTTGACAACTTCATTTAATCTTGTGCCATACTCACCTATATTTATGTTTGCTAATTTTTGTATATTAGAAGCTACAGCACCACCCCTCATCATCTCTGAAAGGTTGCCTGATACTTGTGGAACTAAATTAGATTGTATAGTTGAGATAATACTTAGCTCTCTAAATATCTGTTGTTTTTCGCCTAAATCATCTGTCTTTGTTATAGCCAAAGCTTTATCTTGTATTTCTTGCCCAAGCTTCAACATCATTATTAAACCACCAACTAAATCATCGGAAGGTAATATTTCACCAGGCTTTCTATTTAAAAATTTATATACTATTTCTCTATACCCAGTCTGTTGAGCCATAGTAATCAACATTTCCATAGTTTGGGTAGGTCTTCTCAGGTGTTCAAATAATTCTTTGTTTTGTTCTTTTATACTTGCAAACATTGATGATAAATCAACAGTTTGTTCTCCACCTTCTTCTTTAAATATTAAAGCTATTCTTTTTAAATTTAGACCAGGTCCTTTGTAACCAGTATCCTTGATTGCTTTATTAAGAGCATCAATACCAGTTTCATCCATACCTTTTATAACAAGATCACCACGATCACCTTCAGTAACTGGATTTTCAGGCAAACCTTCTTTATGTATTCTTTGTTGATCTTTATCTAGTTTTTTTAGTAACTCAAATGTTTTACCAAGAATATCAACCATCTTGATCACCCCCTAATCCAGGAGTGTCATCTGCTCCTGATTGTTTGTCTGTTCTGTATTCTTTGTTGAGTTCTTCGTTTCTTGTGAATCCATATTTTTCTGAGTAGTCTTTGTCGATGTCATCGATCCTTGGCTGGATTTCTTTGATGATATCACGAACTCTCCCTGATAAATCGGATGATCCTTCTCCAGATATTGCATTGATATAAGCTTCGCCATTTTTATTTACACTCCAATCGTTGCCTACATAACCATTTTGACTATGAAATTGCCCAGCTCTTACACCAGCATCATCGTCAAGCTTCAGCTTACTTATAGCATTTTCCATTAATTTAGTAAACTCTTTGTTATCAAACTCAAGAAAAT